ATCGTTTACGATGGCAACAACTACGAAATATTGTACGTGCAGGAGATAGGCCGCAGGGAAGGATTGAACTTGGTTTGTGAACTGCGCAGCGCATGATTGAGTTCGACGATAAGCAAATGGAACGCGAGCTCAAGAAACTTGGCAAGAAAATGGCCAAGATTCAGCAACGCATGGACGGCACCAAATCCAAGGAGCTGCTTAAAGCGCACAAGGAAATTGGCAAGGTGTACCACCAGCAGGTGAAGCGCAACATTAAGAATTACCACGAGGATACCGTAGTAAGGAAAAAAGGCAAGGAATACCCAATCGTTCGTGGCCAGCTGAAGGCATCTATGGGCAACTGGAAACCAAACAGGAATAACGTAAACATCATTGCTGGTCCACGTGCTAACTCACCAATGAAAAAGAAAGTGCGCGAGACGGCCAACGGTTGGTATGCTCACTTTGTGGAGGAGTTTGGAACAAACAACAAAGGCGTATTTGATCGCACGAAAAAGCAGGTGTTTGCTAAAATGAAGCAGGACCAAGTAAAACTATACAGGGAAACAATTAAAAACGCTGCACGATGACAGTTGGAAAGGCCATTTTTTACCTGCTGAACAATTACACCAATTTAACGGACATTGTTGGCACGCGCATTTACCCAGAGGTCGCGGAGCAGGACGGTGCCACGCCTTTCGTGGTGTACACCATCATAAGCAACAGCCCAAGCGATACGCACAGCGGGCCAAGTCAGCTGGATGTGGCACAGGTGGACGTTGTGGCCTATTCTACCAGCTACTCGGAATGCATCGACATCGGTGTGCACGTTCGTGCTGCTTTAGACCGCGTTACGGGCACTTACAATGGCGTGAACGTGCAATCGTGCCAGTACACCACCGAACTTATCGATTTCGATGATTACAGGCGCAGTTATGTGATTACGCAGTCATATGATGTGCGGATCAGTAGGACCGCGTTTGACATTGCACAAGGCACGCCCGTAACGGGTGCGCTGCTCGGTGATTTGCAAGACGTAACCATTACGGATGTACTGGAGCACGATGCGTTAATTTATGACTCGAATACAGCGCAGTGGGTTAATGGCATACCTACTGACATTCCAGTCATTAATAAGACAGTCACAGATTTTCCAGCGGGCACACCTTTGCGAGCTGATGGCGTACAAGGTGACCGTGTAAAGATTAACGTCTGGAGGCCGACGAATGACCCGAAGTTGTTTATTGGATTAGCTGCTGATGATATTGCAGCGGATGACATTGGGCACGCAAGGCAAATCGGAAACATACATCACGTAAATACCGACGCGTTTGAAATAGGCGATATTTTATACCCGCAGACCACGTTGAGTTTGGGCATGTCTGCGCTTGGTACAACAGTACCTGAAGCACCAAACGCGGCCATACCTTGTGCCATTGTTCTGCGCAAACAAGAAAACACGGGCAGGTTGTTCGTGCGTACTTGGACTCCAGGAATTAAGTTAGCTGAACTGGTGGACGTGTACAGCAATGCGCCAACAAATGGCCAATCGTTGACATGGAACACAGCGAACAACCGTTGGCAGCCTGGTGTAGTTACGCCACGCTCATTGTCAGAAATTGACGATGTACAGGATTATGATCCAACGCTTTTGGCTAATCGCACCATGTTGCGCTGGGATAGCGCGGCCAAACAATGGGCATTAATTCCACAGGATAGTTTGTTACCAACTGCCTACTATCTTGGCGCATACGACACGGAAGCGGAAACGGGCAGAACAGCGGCATCAACGGCATCTATAACCGTTGAACGTTACTTAACCATCCAAGGCGATGGCGAGGGCGAGAGCATCAGCGCACAAAGCGATACGCCCAGCAGCGGAAACAAAATCGTGCGAAAGATTTGGTACAAGGCCAACAGCTTCGAGCAGACGGATGTGGACACGTGGACATTGGTGCACACGTTTGCAGACGATACGGCATATGCCTCGACCACGGCAACGTTTGAAGCATTGCTGAATGCGCAGACATACGGCACGCCACCTTTCACGCTTGCACAGTCGTGGCAGGATGTACCTGCATTCACAGGTTTGCTCGATACATACAGCGGAGCGTCAGCGGCTTATTCACTGCGCTTGCTTGATTCAACTTACACGGGTTACGCGATTAACGTGCGGAGAGCATCGGACAACGCGGTGCAGGATATTGGATTTGATAGTAACAACGAATTGGATACAACCGCATTGGCTACTTTCTGCGCAGGGACGGATGGTTACGTGGTGCGATGGTATGACCAAAGCGGGAACGGCAACGATGCGGTGCAGGCGACGACGGCAAATCAGCCAAAAGTTTATGACAGCTCGACGGGCGTGATAACGGAAAGCGGGAAACCTGCGTTAAAGTTTGATGGTAGCGATGATGGCCTTAACTGCTCTACGGATTTGCGTGCAACCACGGGCGCGTCAACAGTTATTATGGCGAGAAACATAGACATGAAAGCCAATGTCCTTCAAAATGTTTTCTCATTCTACAAGACGCAACGCCATTTAATAGAGAATTCATTAGCACCCAATTACGAGGAGGTGTCTATAAGTACAAACGAAACATCAGGCGAATACATCAAATTTCCAAGTACAGATTTGACTGGGCGGCATTTGTTTATTTCGATTTGGGACGGAACAACGCAAAATGGAAGTGTTGACGACGTAGAGTTGTATTATAACGGAACAGTTCAAAGCCAAACAATCGGGATTGCTGCATTTGGCACTACCGCATCAGGCACTAACTCCATCGGATACAAACACGACACCAATAGCCAGTTTTGTGATGGCACTATCCAAGAGGTTATTGTTTACTTGTCCGACCAAAGCAGCAACCGCGCAGGCATCGAGACGAACATTAACGACTATTACAGCATTTACTGATGAACTACATTATTGTCAAACCTGAAGGTATCCTAACAAGCGAACAGCGGGCGCGGGCAATTTCGCGGGAGCTGTACAACATTACGCGACCCGTGCCGTTTCAAACGCCTGAGCAAGCGGATGCCAATGTGTTTGGTATTATGCTGCATGACGATGGGCGAGCAGCAATGGTTGTAGATCTGCAATACACTATACCCGTGCATCCATTGGCAACCTTGGAACGTTTGGTTTGTTTGTTTCCTGAATTGACCGATGCCGAACGGCTGACATTGCAGCAGGTGATTTTTATGAATGACAGTTTCCAGTTTGGTACCATTGTGCCAAGCACCACGGAAGTGCGCGACCATGATTACATGGTAGCGGATGGATGGCTACCAGCTGACGAACTGTAAACAAATCCAACGATGAAAAAGTTTCTTGCATACTTCGCGGCCATTGTCCTGGCCATTTTTATTCTGATTCTGGGACCGCCGATTCACGGCTTGGCTTACATCCTCAACAAGTTTCATGAATGGTTTGAGGAAGCAGCAGAACAAAGCTCACTTTTTTGAATTGCGTACCTTGCAACCATGAAAGTGCAACTTCAAAAGCCTTACAAGGCAGACGGCTTTAACTGGCCAGCAGGTAAGACCGTGGATGTATCCAACAAGTTTGCAGCCAAATTGCAGGCGGGCGGATATTTGGACGCACCCAAGCCAAAAGCGGCAACCAAAACCACGAAGAAGCAAACAGAATCCGAACCTTCTAATAACGAATAATTATGGCACAGTCCACAGGCATTATCAATGCATCATCCATCCGAGTATTCCTTGGCACCACCGACGACTCCGAAGTAGTTGTTGATCACGTAACTGAATGCAGCATCAGCATGTCTACGGATATGCGCGACATTACCACGAAGACAAGTGGCGGATGGCGCGAAATCTTGCCAGGCATGAAATCTGCATCTTTGTCATTGTCTGGTTTGTTTGCTGAGGATGCCACGACCAATTACAACCAGTTGGTAGATCATCAAATCGCAGGCAATAAGTTGTACGTGGTATTCACCAACACAGGAGCAGGCGCAACAGCTAACGCAGGTGATGAGCAGTTTGATGTTGCAGGTTACATCACTTCGCTGGAGCAGACAGCAGGCACCGAGGACAATGTTACGTTCTCAATGACGATTGAAATTACTGGCACTGTTGTACGCGAGGTAATCGTGTAATAACTTTGGTGCATGGTAAATATTCAAGTTGACGGTGTAACGTATCCGCTCCGCGCCAGCATGAAGGCGTGGCGGGATTTTGAAACGAACACGGGCACCCGCATGGCAGATATTGGCGAAGCTGATATTACCAAGGTGCCAGAGCTGCTTTACTATTGTGCTGCTGCGGGAGCACGGAAGGAAGGCACGGCGTTTGATGTTACCCTCGACGATTGGATGGACTCCATTACAACGGACGATATTATGGACATGCAAGAAGCTATCGGCACCTTGCTGGGCGTAAAAAAAAAGTGACGAGAGCAGAGAGGAGGAAGGCGAGCCGTTGACATGGGAACAAGTTGAAGCGAAGG